AATAAAAATATATATATATATATTTTTATAAATATTTTAATTTATATAAATAAAAAAATTTATATATATATATATATATATATATATATTAAGAATTCTTATATTAATATTTAAGAATTATTATAATATATATATATATGAATGATATAGAAGATATAATAATAATAAATAAAGAAGTATTTCATGAAATATTATTAAATAATAATTTAAAAATTCCTGAAAATATATTAAAAAAATATAATGAATTAATAAAAAATAATAATTGTTTTAATTCTAAATATGATCCGAAAAGTGTATGGGAAAAAAAAAAAGCTAAAAATAAAATAATAAATTCAAATATTAATAAATTATATTTAATAACATCAAACATATCAGATGACAATAATGATAAAAAAAAACTAACAGGATTATTAAATAAAATAACACAATTAAATAAAGATAATATATTAAAAGAAATAAAAAATATAATCGCAAATAATAAGGATAATATCCATATATTAAATTCTTTAATAAATATAGTATATATTTTTATAGGTAAAAATGATCCAAAAAAATTTAATTTAATATATATAAAAATATTAAATTTATTTGATAATTTTAATAATAATATATTATATAATTATATGAATAATTATATAATAAATAATATATGGGAACCATATGAATTTATTATAAAATATGATATATTAAATAATAAATATTATAATGATTATTGCGAATATATAAAATGGAAAAATAATCAAATTAATATAATAAAGTCATTTATATATTTATATGAAAATAATAGCAAATATTTAGACATTTTAAATATTTTATTAAATAATATAAATATAAAATTAAATAATTATGAAAAAATAAATACGAATAAATATATAATAGATTATTTATTGGAATTAGAATATATAATATTAGATAAAATAAAAAATGAAAATATTATTTTAAATTTAAAAAAAATAAATTTAAATATACTTGACAATTCTACAAAATTTATAATTATGAATATAATTGAAAAATAATAAAAGTTTTTTTCCTAATCTATTTATAGATAGATACAAAGATGTTAAATATAATAACACCCAGTTATATAGCGAATATAATTATTAATTTATTCATATTCGCATTATTAATATGCGTATATACATATTTATTAAAATTAGAAAAGGCAGGTAATTGCGATTGTGCTTTTAAATATCCATATGTTGGGTTTATTAAATCATTTACAATATTTGCTTTTATATTTTTAATATTTACTATGTTTATTCCACATGATACATTATCTGATTTTTTCGGACCACAAATCGCAGGTATATATATATTTATAGTATTAATATTTTATATATTATTCGCAGTATATATATTTATGACTATGGATTATACAAGATTATTAATAAGAGAAAAATGTAAATGTTCGCAAGATATTAGAAGAGAATTAATATTTGCCGGATCTACTATAGAATTAATATTAATATTTATAGCACTATTAATATTAACTATATTTCCAATATTATCGTGTTCTTTATCGGTTATATTTACAAATATTAAAACTTTTAGTAATAATGTAGAAGGTAATTTAAAAAATCCAGTAAAAGGAATAAAAAATTTACCTAATCAATTAAGTAAAGCAAGTAATCAAGTTAAAGATATTGTGAAATCTTCATCAAAAAGCATAAAAAAATTAACTAAAAAATAAATTAAATATTTAAAGTTCTTCTATTATTTTTTTTAGATTGTAAAATTTTTATATCAGCATTATCTTCGATTATCGATGTTATTTCTTCATCACTTACTGATAATGTTTCTATATTATTACTATTTGTATTATTAATAGATATATTTTTATGAACATTATCAATTATTGATTCTATTTCACTTATTGAATCATCATCATCTTCTTTAATATTATTTCGCATAGATCCTCCTCCTAAATTATTAAATAAACCACTTACCATACCTAATATACCTGTGCTATTTTGCATATTATTTTGTGTATTGTTTTGCTTATTTCTTAAATTATTATTATTGTTTGGTAAAATATATTCTTTTGCTGCCGCTTGCTGAAATTGTTTCATTAATTCGGGATTAGATTTTAATACATTTTCTACATCAGGTAATGGTTGTTCTTTAAACATTCTATTTGTTAAATGAAACATAAAAGCGCTTCCTGATAAACTAATAAAAAGACGCAATTCTGGTGCCATTTTTTTGCCAGCACTTTTATATTTATCATGTAACTCTTCAAATATATCATCATAATCATTAATACTATCATGAACTTGTTCTGACCAACCATCTAATTGAATAGCAAATGGATCATATCTTGTATTAAGATATTCTGAACCAGTAACAAATGCCATTAACATTTTGCGTTGAAAACGTATGCTATTATCAATCTCTTTTTCTTTTAAAAGTTTATTATATTCTAATTTCATTTCTTCAAGATTAGAATTAAGATTAAATTTAAAAGGAATTTTATAACCTCGAGATTCTAATCTATCTAATTGATATATAATTTCCTTTTTTTCTCTAATACTATCTTTTTCAACATTATTTGATCTTTTTCTTTTAGAAATACTTAAAGACGAAGTTGTATTACTATCTGATCCAACAGAACTAATAGATTGTGTTGATGATGAATTTCCATCACTATCATTATTTTTATTATTATTTATAGTTTTTTTATTATTAAATTTTTTTTTATTAGTAGATGATCCTGTAGAACTTTCAGAAGATGTTTCACTTAATGATGAAACCGATCCACTAGAAGAGGAAGCCGATGAAGAAGAAACAATATCGGTGCTTATATTTTTTTTATTAAACATTCTATCATCTCCTGCTCGTAAAGTTTGAATTCTATTTATATCATTTGCTTGATTATTAAAATTAGTTTTATTTAAATTAAATACTTCTTCTCTATTCATTTCTATATATATTTAAATTACATTTGTTTAAATAAAAAATTAAATATAAAGATATATTTATATTATATTTATATGACTAATTTAACATATTTTAATTTTAATTATAATAAAGATTGTAAATATAATGTTACTGTAAATATATGTGGTGGATTAGGTAATCAATTATTTCAAATAGCAACAGCATATATATATTCGAAAAAATATAATAAAAAATTAATATTTAAATATTCTGAATATTTACCAAATAAATATAAATTAATTAGAAAATCATATTGGAATAATTTATTTAATAATCAATTAAATGTATTATCTGCAAATGATTTTAATAATATTAATTTTTTACAATATTTTGAACAAGAAAATTTTAAATATAATGAATTACCATTTATTGAAGAAAATATATTATTAAATGGTTATTTTCAGTCTTTTAAATATTTAAACAATGATAATACTGTTAGAAATTTTCTTAGAAATTTAGTATATTCTTCTGAAAATTTTATGTATCAATCTTATAATTTATATAATTCTATTAAAAAGTATTTTACTAATGTTTCAAATATTATATGCAATGATGATGATATTGTTTCTATGCATTTTAGAAGAACAGATTATATATTAACACCGGATAATTATCATCATATTTTAGATCTAGAATATTATACAAAAGCATATAATATTGTTAATAAATTAAATATAGTTATATTCTCAGATGATATAGAATGGTGTAAAAATAATATTAATAATAATACTTTTAGCATAAATGATAAAATATATTTATATTTTGTTGATATTAATATTGCTGAAATAGAATTTATATTATTATCTATGATAAAACATAATATTATTTCAAATTCAACTTTTAGTTTAATGGCTTCTTATATTAGTTATTATGATACACCTAAAAAAATTGTTGCACCTAAACAATGGTTAACTCAAAAACAAGAAGAAAAATATCCTAATATTTATCAAATATACCACAATGATATTACAGATATAATATAAAAAATTGCTATCTCTATCTGGTTAGAAAGTATTTTATTTACCTTATGAAAGTGGGGCACTATTAACTGATCGAATATAGCAGTAACTAGTAATATATTATTATAATAAATTAAATTTATAAAAAAATATACTATTTAAAAGTATAAATTAAATAACACTTATTATTATATAAGTAAATTAAAAATAAATATTTACGCCCCCAACAGGGATCGAACCTGTGACCTAACGGTTAACAGCCGTTCGCTCTAACCAACTGAGCTATAAGGGCGAGGAAACATAGTTCCTATATATATATATAATATTAATCTTATATACTTTTATTTTAAATATTATTTTTTAAATATTATATAAAAAAAATTTACTCTCAGTGGGGCTCGAACCCACGACCACTAGGTTAAAAGCCCAGCGCTCTACCGAACTGAGCTATGAGAGCAGGGATAATTCCCACATTAATATATATTATAATTCTTATATATTTTTAAAATATACATATTCTTTATCAAAAGGTTTAACATCATTACCGCAATTACATTTATTACCACAATTACATTTATTACCACAATTACATTTATTACCACAATTACATTTATTAGTAAATTTAAAATTATTACATATAAATTTATTATAATAGGACATATTATTATGTATAATATTAAAACTTAAATTAATTCCTAAAATTAATATAACAAATGTAAATAATTTTAAAAATATATTTACGTCAGGTTTAATAATTATAAATAAAGAAAATACTATACTAAAAAATATAACTAAAAATATAGATATTATATGTATTATAATATCTATATTTTTATTCATATTATATAAATCTATTATAGGCGTAGAATTAAAAAATTTGAATGAATGATAAAGAATTAATATTTATATTAGATTTGGATGGAACTATAATAGGAAATTGCTCTTATCAATCAGATTTGCATATATTACAAATATTACAAAAAAGAAATAATATTAAAATATTTAATAATAATAATTTAATATCATCATATAAAAATAATTCTAAATTAATAAGACCATATTTTATATATTTTTATAATAAAATAAAAAATATTTATCCCAAATCATTAATTTATATATATACCGCATCTGAAAAAAATTGGGCTAAAAAAGAAATTGAATATATAGAAAAATCTCATAATATTAAATTTTCAAGACCTATCTTTAATAGAGATCATTGTGTAATTAGTAGTAATGGTGAATATAAAAAATTAATAAGTAATATATTACCAAAAATAAAAAAAAATACAAAATGTAATAATATTAAAGATAATTTAATTATAATTGATAATAATAATACATTTTTAGACTATAACAATAATTTTATATTATGTAAATCATACGAATATATATATTATATCGATATATGGGATAATATAAATCATGATTATTATAAATATAATGATTTGACAAAATTTATATCTAAATTAATTAATAATAATAAATTAGCAAAGTATAATACGAAAGAAGATAGCACATCGAAACAATTAGAAAATAATTATAAATGGAAATATAAAAAATATAAAAAAATAAATAAAATAAATAAAAAATATTCTAAAGATTTATTTTGGAAAATTTTAACTGATAATATTATTTCAAATAATTTTTCTAAATTTAATAAAGATACAATCGCATATTTACAAAAAATAACAAAAAATAATTAATATTATTTATAAATCTATAATAAAATTATTATCTGATATATTAACATTTTCTATAATTAATTTATTATTATTTTTTTTAATATATGAAATTGTTTGTAATAATGTATCTGATAAATCATCTTTTTTTTTATGTTTTATAAAATAATTATTTAATATTTCATTTTCTTTAATATAAAATTTTGTAATTTCAATAGCATCATTTTTATTATTTCTATATTTATCTCTTTTTTGCTCTTTTTTTGTTCTATTACTATCTATTAATATAAGTGGTTCTGGTTTAATATTAT